CCTTATGCCGGCGCAGGACTTTGGCAAATCGGCCCCTGGATTGACCGGGGAATATCCCAACTATTGGCGCCCTGATATAAGGCTTGCTACTCCCAAGGCTTCTACCACGGCTCCTGTCACAAGAACTGAAGCTCCGCCTGCCGATCCTCTTGAGTCGCAGTTTGATAATTCGACATTTGATAAACATTGGGCCGACCGTCGTGCTGCTGCCGCTGCTGCCGCTGCTCCCCAGCCTCCTCCTGGGGCTTTCGTCCGAGCCCCTCGCGAGCCTGCTGACGCGCCTACTGCCGTGCTTGCTACCGCCGCTACTGACGCGCCTACTGCCGCGCCTGTTGTCACGCCTACTGCCGCGCCTACTGCCGGGCTTGTTCCCACGCCTGTTCCCGCGCCTACTGCCGCGCCTACTGCCGCGCCTGTTGTCACGCCTGCTCCCGGCCTAGCCGGCGGTGCTACCGGGCCTGCTGCCACAACTGAAACTCCTGGCCGGGATCGGAACCGCCTTGGCCATTCTAATGAAGACAAGAACTGGTTTGAACGTCACCAGAACTGGATCATCCCGCTGCTGACTGGCGTCGGCACCATGGCGTCCTCGCCCAGCCGTTACCTTGGCTCCGCCTTGCTCCAGGGCGTTGCAGGCGGCGCCCAGCAGTATGCTGGGATGCAGCAAAGAGGCCAGGAAGAAGAGCGTCAGAGGTTTGAAGCCGAAACTGGGCGTATGCGCGCACTTGAAGATACGCGCACCAATGAGATTAGGCTTAATGATCAAAAGCGCGCAATTTTTGATGATGTTCTTAAGCAGTTTACCCCGATGGGGAATGGCACCTTTAGAAATATCCTAGCTGGAGCGCCTGGACAACCAGATACTGTTACTGCTGCTCAAGCCCAAAGAATAGCTTCTCAAAGAGCTTATGGCACACCAACGCCGCCCAATTCTGACACTTCTGGTGTGCCGCAAACAGCCCTCGCACCCCCTCCCAGTGGGATCCAAACTGCGCCAGCCCTCCCTCGCCCAGAAAACCCTCAAACCATTGGCGGAAGGCCTATTCCGTCTCTTCATCCTGATTATGACCCTGCTGTTCTTAGGCAAAGAGCAGAAACAATCAATGTCAATGAACCAGCGCGCAAAGACTTAATTGATCGCGCACTTCGAATTGAGCGAGGCGAAGATGAATCTCGCCTTGCAAATGGTCACCCGTTTACTGCTTGGGTTGACGAAAAGCTCAACAGACAAAGAAGTATTGCGGAAGATGCTCAAGCCAGAGCTACAAGAAATCAATTAACAGAGTCTTACGCCAGCGAAAGAGACAGAGACGCTCTTGAGATTGATGCGTATCAAAACACACAAACTTCTGATCCATCAAGCATTCTTAACAGAATTCAATTTGGATTAAGAAATTTTGCGTCTTCTCTTCCTGAAGGACCGACCAAAAGTGCGGCAATGGCTCTTCTTGATAGGGCTAGAAGCGAAGGGACGGCAGATAGTTACGTCGCTGCTGCTTCCGCCATAAACGGGGCAATGGGGCGTAACAATATGTTTGCCGGCCAAGGGCAAGTTTCTAATTATGAGAGAGAGCTTCTAGCTATGTCTAGGGCTAACCCAGGAAACCTTCCTGCGGTTAACTATAGAATCATGCAATCTGATGAAGCATATAGAAGACAAAATCTTAGCTATTATGAAGCAAGACAATCTCAAAAACAACCAAATGAAACAGAAGCAGAATTTAGAACTAGATGGCTAAATGAAAAAGATGAAAACGGAGCTCCAAGAAACTCTATTAACAGAACAATGGCAGAGGTTGCTTCCGAAAGGCCAGGGTTTGCCGGAATGACGTTGGATCAAAGGCGTCAGGCAAAAACTGCTGATGCATTTATTCCAGAAAGCATTTTAATAAATGGCATAGAGGTTCCGTTGAGAGATCCAACTACTCACAACACATTAAGTAATGTCATCCGAGTTCCAGAAGCAAACGGAATGGGAGTTTCTGGCTTTGTGGTCAATGGAAACGCTTACAAACGAGGCTTAAATAATACATACGAACTTGTTGTCTCTAATCAAAGCAGGGGGCAATAACCATGACCGATGAAGAGTTTTTGGAACTCGCTAAAAAAAGCACAACGCCTTTTTACCGCGATTACAGATCGGAGTACCCAGCCGAACGCGCGTCTGCGGCTCCTGTGGCTCCTGTCGCGACTAGTGCTTCACGTCCTCAAATGTCCACCACTGAGGACGTGCTTCGGTCTGGCGCATCAGGTGTGGGGCGTGGCGTTGTCAGTCTTCCTGGCGTGTTGGGTGACATCGCTCAATTGCGAGATATTGCCCCTCCACTAGCAAACTACTACTTGCACAATCGCAACTTGCCGGAGGTTGATCGCACAAGGCTATACAACGAAGAAGTGCAAAAAACACAAGCCGCTCAAACCCCAGACGAGCGTTCTGGGCGTTGGGGTCGTATGTTAGGCGTTCATTTCCCCACCAGCCAACGCATGATTGACGCGGCAACTGGCGTCATCCCTGGCGTTGATTATGAGCCCAGCACACAAGCGGGCCGCGTTGTTCAAACGGCGGGTGAAGTCCTTGGTGGTGCCCTCCCCAGTGGCGGCTTTGGTTCCGGCAGAGCTATTGCCCAAGGCGGCGCTGGTGCTGCCTCCAGGGCGGCCAGGGCGGCCCTAACTGAATCGCGCCCCCTGACAAACGCCGCCATTGGCGCCACCAGCGGCGCGGCGGGCGAGCTTGCACGCGACAGCGACAAGCCCGGCGCGGAAGCGTTGGCCCGCTTGGCCGGCGCGGGCGTTGGCGCTGGCGCCCTTGGTGCTGGTAGAGCCCTCGCCCACCGCACTGGGTTTGTTTCCGCCGAGCAGCAGCTTGCAGAGGCGGCTAAATCCAGCAGAGGCCCTGGCATTAACGCAGAGCAGTACCTTGAAGCGCGTCAGCAAGGGCTTCAACCTTCTCTTGGTGAGGTTCGTGGGGTTGGTGAGCGCGCCAGACAAGCCTGGGGCCGCGTTGAAAACCAGCCTGAAGGGCAAACATTCAGAAACTGGCTAGAAGATAGAAACCTCGACAGAAATCAGATGGTTGCTGATGCTGTCCGTAACTCGACCAAAGGTGATGTTGACGCTTTTTCTGTAACGCAAGCTGCGGAAGCCGCCAGGAAAGCCGCGCTTGGCCCTCAGTATGACACTGTGTTCAATCTTCCTCATGCACAAAATTTCATTGATAAAGACTTGTCTAATGTACTTACAACAACCCCTGGCAGAAGAGCAGCAATAGAAGCGGTTGATTCTGTCGCTGCTGAACTAAATCAACCAGTCGTTAAACCTTTTACAGTAAACCCAGACGGCAGTCTGACGCTAACTCCCGGCGCAAATCTTGATTTGCGTTTTTGGGATCACGTCAAAAAAAGACTGCAAAGAGACGCCTATAGCGTACAACCTGGGCAGTCTCCCGACCCGACTATTTCCAACCTTGCTAAGACTGTAAGGCAAGGAATTGGTAAAAACGTGCCAGAATACAATAACCTCATGGACGAGGCGCAAAGGTACGTCCGTGGTGGAAATGCCTATGAGGCAGGGCAAGAATTTGGAAAAATCCTCAAAAGTAGAGAGGGAGCAAATTCGCAAGACTTTGGCCGTTTCATGCACAACTTTAAGAACGTCATGACGGCAGAAGAAAGAGAGCTTGTCGCCAGGGGGTTGATGTCTCGGTTTTATGCCAAACCAGAAGAGGCTGCCAGGGTTCTTGGTGGTGGCGCTGGCGCGAGTTCTCCAAACACAACCATAGCCAGAGCGCGAGCCAAAGCTATTCTTGAAGCTTTGCCGGAAAAGGATGCTTACGACAAGATCGTGACGGCAGCCACGCTGCACAGGTCTATGGGTCAGACAATCAGAGAGCCTAGTCGGAATACAGGCTGGTTGCATCAAATTGGCGCCGCCACCACACCGCTTGGCGCTGGTGCTGCCGCCTATCACTTCATCCCTGGTGGCGCGATGGCAGCAATTCCTGCCGCCGCTGCTGCAATGCTATTCCGTTATATGCATGGGAAGTATGCTGACGCTCAATCGCGTCAAATCCTAAACATCGTCATGGGTAATGCCCCTGGCGCTGAAGAGAGGCTTGCAAGCCTACTCAAAAACAACCCTTCTGCGGCTGAAAAATACGCCAGAATGGCTACCGACTACGGCGCCATGGTGACTGCTTCCACGCCTGATGAGCCTGAGCGCCCCGGCCACGCCCGTGGTGGCAAGATCCGGGCGCCGAACGCCGGCAAGCACAAGGCGAAGGCGATGTCTTTGATCAGGGCTGCGGAGCAGGCCAAGAAGGCGCACAACAGCACCACTGAGCCTACGCTGGACATGCCCGACGAGATGGTAGCCAAGGCCCTTTCCATCGCAGACAAGGCGATCTAGGAGCAGACATGACTTCGACCTACAGCTCAAACAAGCGCATCGAGGAGCCGGCTAGCGGCGACTACAACAACGCTTGGGCCGCGCCGGTCAATGCCAACTGGACGCTGATAGATACGGCTTTTGGCGGCTCCACCTTGCTGAACAGCACGGGCTCCTCGGGCACGGTCACGCTGACCTATACACAGTACCAGCCGCTGTCGCTGCTGATCTCGGGCACGCCCACGGGCACTCTGACCTACAGCGTCCCCAGCGGCGTTGGCGGGCAGTGGACGGTGAACAACGCGACTTCGGGCACCTACGCCAGCGCGGTGTACATTGCCTCGGCGGCTGGCGGCTCCAGCCTCCTGCTTCCAAACGGCTACACGGTCATCGTGTCTTGTGATGGCACCAGCACCGGCATGCGGTTCTCGAACAACCCGCCGGCTGCTGCTGGCGGCAGCGCGGGCCAGATCCAGTTCAACACGGCTGGCTTAGTAAACGGGTCCGCCAACCTGACTTGGAACAACTCGACCAACGCCCTGGGCGTTACCGGCAGCTTCTCGACCACCACCAGCATCGCTGCCGGCACTACCCTGACGGCGGGCACTTCGGTGTCTGACAGCATTGGCAATGTGCGGTCGGTTCCGCAGAACGCCAAGACCGCCACTTACACCTTGCTGGCTACTGACGCTGGCAAGCACATTTCGATCACCACGGGCGGTGTGGGTGTTCCCACGGGCGTGTTCAGCACGGGCGATGCGGTGAGTATTTACAACAACAGCGGCTCTGATCAGACCATCACGCAGAACTCTGGCGTGACGATGTACCTGGGCGGCACCGCGACGACAGGCAACAGGACGATTGCCCAGCGCGGGCTAATCACTATCCTGTGCGTGGCGTCGAATACCTTCGTGATCATGGGGGCTGGCATTTCGTGAGCATCATGCAGATGATGTTTGCCCAGGGGATTAAGATAACCCCTGGTAGCGTGACTTATTCAACGCCGGGCTCGTACACCTTTGTAGTGCCCGGCTACAACACGCTGATCGTGACCGTAACCGGCCCCGGTGGCGGTGGTGGTGGCGACAGCACAAGCGGCGGCACAGGCGGCACAACATCTTTCAATGGGACTGTGATAGCTAATAGCGGTACAGGCGGCGCCGTAAATCCCTACCCCAATGGACCCTTCAACGGTGTAGGCGCCAATGGTTCATCAGGAACTGCCTCTGGTGGTGGCACCAACACTACTGGTGGCGGCGCGGTTGGTGGGTATGGCATCCACGATGGCTATGGCGGCGATCCAAAAAATGATCCTTTTGACAGTTACGGCGGCAACGGTGGCGCTGGTGGACTCGCTCAAAAAACCTACACGGCGTACACTTTAGCCTACAATGCTAGCATCACGGTTGTTGTTGGGTCTGGCGGTACAGCAGGCTCAGGAACTGCCTTTACAACAATTTCTGCTTCCACCGCTGGCAACAATGGATCAGTGTCCATATCTTGGAGTTGATGATGGCTAATATTTTCATCACTTACTCTTCACCCGGAAACAGCGACGCTGAAGCTTTGTGGGTTGAAGGAAATCTTGAGTTTCTAAATAATGGAACCATTACATCTCACTCTTCTAGAACAGTTCCTTCTGTTTTTGAACCCTACATAAAATGTTGGGTTGCTTACGTTGATGACCAACCGGCGGCTGCGCACTTCGGCCGAGTTTGGCTCCCACCTTTTACTACCCTGCATAGTCTCATGACCTATGTTCGACCTGCCTACAGAGGTCAACGGCTCTACGCTCAGATCCAGGCTGTGATGGACCCACAGCTTATTAGCGAGGGTATCACTGAAACCTTTTTTAAACTCCCTGATACTGAAACCGCAGAGAAGCTTGTGACTGCGGTTATGACCCGTGGCGGCAAGCAGATTGGCGAAGAAGTCGTACAAATGCGCAAAGGGGCGACTCGAATGCGAACTTTCCGCCGGCTTTTACAACCATGAAGTCTAACTTCCCCAAAGCTTTGTCTTTTACGCTGGGGCATGAGGGGCTGTGGTCGGACGACCCTGATGACCCTGGCGGGGCCACCATGCACGGCATCACCCTGAAGACCTACAGGGAGGTAGCCGGCTCGCATCAGACAAAGGAAAGCCTGCTGCACATCATGCCGAACGAGGTCTCCAGCATCTATCACACTCGATACTGGAACGCCGTGCGGGGCGATAATTTGCCCAACGGCCTGGACATTTGCGTCTTCGATTTTGGGGTAAACTCGGGGCCTGGAACGGCGATCAAGGCCTTGCAGAAGCTAGCAGGCGCCAAGGTCGATGGATCCATTGGCCCGCTGACCTTGGAGGCTGTGATCGTGTGGGTGGGCAAGGTCAACATCAAGCAGGCCATTGGCATCTACCAGCAGCTTCGGATGACCCGCCTGCAAGGGCTGCCGACCTTTGCTAGTACGGCAAGGGTTGGACCACCAGGGTCAACGACCTTACCTTTGTCGCCAATGTGCTGTCTGATTCGTAGTTGACGGGTAAAATCGGGCGTGTTTATAAGGCTCATCTCTCTCCCAGAGTGGCCTCCTCCGTGGCCAAACTTAGCCTCCGTCACGCCCCCGTGATGGGGGCTTTTTTTTGCCTGCCCATCGTCGGGTTGCTTTCGGCTTTGATGTCCGGGTTGGGCCACGTCCAGCACTCGCCGCCTTCATTCTGGAAACAGACCCAGAGCAGGTGATGCTCTGGTCCGTAGTCAATCAGGAAGTGCGCCAGGGCCTTCCCTTTGGGCGTTTCGACCGGCAGGGCTGGGTCGATTTGAATGATCATGGCTGGAGGGTGGCCTTCCGTCTGTTGGCCCCCAGGGGACGCACGCTGCGGCCCTGGTTTCTTGCAGACACACATCCTCAGATGGGTATCTGTCGCTAATTTGCATAACGCAGCCAGACAAGTGACAGGTGAAAAATATGGCGACCCACAATGCTATTCGGCTTCGTAGTAAGCGCGGGCGATGTTAATTGGCACATCTTCCCAGTTATCGCATCCGCCGCTAGGGCACTCTACGCCCTGAAACACTGGATTAGCTAACTGGGCAGCTTCGCCATAAATACAGTCCAAGCGATAAATCTTTCCATTGTCAGCAATCCCGCGTTGCCAAATGCAGCCGCTGCATCCGGTTTTCCATAGAAACACATGGTTCTCTGGCTCCATCACATTCTCCCGTTGTATATTGCCATAGCGAGCATCAAGCACAAAAATAAGCAGAACCCCGAAAAGAAGCCCTGCCAAAAACGACTCATCATATCCAAACATCCTTATTCTACTTGTCTGCCTCATCTTCCAAAAGGGTCAAGCAATAGTGCAGCCCAGAAATGCGGGCAGCATAAGCCTCTTCAGCTTCCTTGTTTCCCAACGCTATTTCAGCTTCGCGGAACCTCTCTATCCGACGAACCTCGACATTGAGGCAGCGAATGCCTTCCTTCAGCATCGCAATCAGGGAAATATCAGTAGTCACGCTTTGTCCTCTCGTATGTCGCCACTCGCTTGGCGTCAGGCGAACCCTGCATAAAATGCTCAACGACCTTACCAATGTGGTGCGTGTTGATGACGATAAAGCCCCGGTCGATCCACAGCTTCTCCCGGTTCTCATGATCATTATCGTAATACCACTGGCGAACAGCGATGAACGGGTTGTCGTTCATCACCTCGCAGAGGGCTTGGCATGAGCCAGAGTCATGATCGCCGATGATCTGGTGGACAAGCCTGGGGTGCCTGTCGCCAGAGTTCCGCTCACTGGTCCCTGGCGGCATATTTAGCGTGAATAAAAAGCGCATTTTGTCCTCTCAAAAAGGCATATTGACCATAAGGATGGAAGCCAATAGCTTCATACTCTTCATCATCTATGGAACAATATCAAGTATGCCAAATGCTTTTGAGACACACAATATAGGGCATCTCTCGGCTTCGAGCATCAACATGTTCGCGGCCGAGCCAGCCTTATGGATCATGGAGCGCCTGCTGGGCAAGCGCGGGAATGTCGGGCCGGCGGCGCATAGGGGGACGGCAGCAGAGGCCGGCATCGTCCATGGCTTGCTGGATCCGGTGGCGCCGCTGGCTGAATGCCAGAGCATAGCCTTGGTCAAGTTCGATCAGCTTACCGCCCTCTCTACCAGCCCCCGGCGGGATAAGGAGCGCGAAGCCATCCCTGGCATTGTGGACCAGGGCCTGCAAAAGCTGCGACAGGCCGGCATACCTGACGAAATCCAGCAGCGCATTGAGGTAACGCTGGAAGGCGTGCCGGTGCCGTTTTTGGGGTTTGTGGACGTCGGCTGGACGAAGCACGACATTAGGTTGGACATCAAAACCCAACTGAGACTCTCAACTGAGATCAGTGCGGCTCATGCTCGTCAAGTCTCATTGTACGTCCATGGCACAAACTTTACCGGTCGCCTGGGCTATTTCACCCCCTTGAAGTGCGCTGTGTATGTGCTAGATGATGTGCCGCAGCACGTTAACGCCGTGCGGCAGATTGCGATAAGGATGGAAAAATTGTTGTCGATCTCGCGTGATCCTCAAGAAATTGCCGGCCTTGTCGTACCTAACTACGACAGCTTCTACTGGTCTGATTCCGCTACGCGGGCGATGGGCCAGGACACTTTCGGGTTCTAACCCGGACGGTGTAGCCGGCGACCGATCAACTGCCGGCAAACGACTGAAGGATGAACACGATGGCTTTTGGCATCAACGATGACGCTGGCGGCAGTTCACAGGGCGAGTTCCTGGGCCGCATGCAGTACGACAGCCGCACGGGCTTCTGGAAGACGGTGGACCGTGTGCAGGGGTCGGATGGGTGGCAGGATCAGGAAAGCGACCTGATGTCCAACCCGACCTTCTTGGTGGATTTCGGCAGCATCGAGACGGGTCACATCCGCTTCGCCAGCCCGCCGGTCTTTCTGGTGACGCCGTTCTTCGACTTCCCGAAGCCGGTTGTGCCGGTGGGCCCGGATGGCAAGTCGGACAAGGCCTACAAGGTCGGGTTCCGCGTGAAGCTGATGTCAAAGAAGCAGTTTGGTGACGCGAACCCACGCTACTTCTCCTCCAACGCCAAGCTGGTGGTCGATAAGGTCGAGCGCCTGTTCAAGGCTTTCTGCGCCAGCCCCGAGGCGGTCGCCGGCAAGGTGCCGCTGGTTGAGCAGACTGGCTTGGAGACCATTGAGATCACCTCGAAGGAGGGCAAGGCTAAGTACAAGGCGCCGATTTGGGAGATCAAGGGGTGGCATGACCGCCCCGAGGCCCTGGGTGATCGCACTGTGCCGGCCCCGTCGAAGGTTCTTGCTGCGCCTCCTCCGGTTGCGAGGCCGGTGCAGGAGGCTCAGGCCAAGCCGGCCCATGATCTCAACGACGATGTTCCGTTCTAACTTTACCCTATAGAGGAAGACTCAAATGACCGACATTACCTTCGCCGACGCCCCCGCCTTCGTTGTGGACAATGGCGTTCCCTTGCCCAACATCAACCGCAAGAGCCGCCAGCCGCGCAAGCCTTCCGCTCGCGCTCATCTGGTGGAGGCTTTGGCCAAGCTGGAGGTTGGCCAGAGCATTCTGGTGACCATGGCCGTGACCAAGCCGGGCACGGACCACCGGAAGCTCCTGTCCAGCACCGCCAACTCGGGGCGCGCGGCCAATAAGCTGCACGGTGGCGGCCTCAAGTTCTCTTGCCGCAGCCAGGAGAATGGCGACGTGCGGATCTGGCGCACGCAGTAAACCAGGGTAAGCTTCATAACTTTGGTAAGACCGGCGGGGGCGAAAGCCCCCGTTTTCTTTGAAAGACAAAAAAATGGAAAATAATCCTGAAGGTCGGAGCATACTTGATTGGGCTAGGTTCTACTCGTCGCTTGGGTGGTCGGTCATCCCGATCTTGCCGCAAGGCAAAAAGCCGGCTTTGAACACTTGGATTGAGTACCAAAATCGGCGCGCGACGGACGAAGAACTGCAAGCTTGGTTTGCCCCTGGGAAAAACAACATTGGCGTTGTGACCGGCGCCATTAGCGGGATTTTCGTCCTCGACGGCGACGGCGAGGAGGGCGTCGAGAGGTTGGAGCGATTGGACCAGCGCGGGCTGCCTGAGACAATCAGGTCGTTTACTGCGCGGGGCGAGCATCGCTTATTCCAGCACCCTGGTGGGGGCGTGCGAATTAGCAACCGCACTGGCGTTGAGCCGGGCTTAGATGTGCGTGGCGACGGCGGCTATATCGTCGTAGCGCCATCAATCCACCCATCTGGCCACCGCTACTGCTGGGATGTCGATCTGCACCCCGAGGACATCACAGTGTCCAGGCCGCCAGATGCGCTGATTGCATATTTGGCAGACAAAGCGACTGAGCGCCCCACCTCGCAGGAAAGCCGCGCAGTGCCGCAGGCTGGGCCGTTTGGAATTGACCAGATGGTGCTGGCGGATGGGCGCGAGCGCTACATGCGCGACACCATCCTAGCCGTCTGCAATGGGCTCAGGAAGCGCCTGGGGCGGCTGCCGTCGGAAGCCGAGCTACAGAGCGAGGCTTGGCCTCAGTACGCCTCTCGGGTCGATCTGACCCGGCCTGGGCGCGGTTTAGATGAGTTCAACCGCAAGGTTGCCTACACGCTGCGTCGGGCCGAGGCGGGCCAAATCAAGGGTTTTAAGGATGCCCCTGCGCCTGCCGGCGCGGGGGCTGACGACCAAGAACTTGCGCCTGTTGTGCAGGCACCATCAATCGAAATTGACTGGGCGTCCGACTTTGTCGAGATCCCTGTTCGCCCGTGGATCGCCAAGAATTTTTTGATGCGGGGCGCCGTCTCAGTGCTTGCCGGACCAGGGTCGGGCGGGAAGTCGTCGTTCGTCGTCGGCGCCTCGATGGCGCTCGCTGCCGGCATTCCCTACGGCAACTTCATCCCGGAGGAGCCCTGTGTCAGCATCAACTACAACGTAGAGGATGATCGGGACGAGCAGCGCCGCCGCTACCTCGCCGCCATTCTGGCCAACCCTCAGTTCACCCGCCAGCATCTCGCTCAGGTTGGCCGCGCATGCTCAGGCACCATTGGCACGCTGTTCGTGCGTGATGGTGGCACTGGTGAGGTCAAGCCGACCGCAGCCATGGACACCCTGGAGCAGGCGATTGTGGAGTCTGGCGCCAGCGTGTTGTTCGTCGATCCACTGGCGGAGTTGCATGACGTGGATGAAAACGACAACACCGGCATGCGGGCAGTGGTGGCGACATTTCGCACTGTCGCCAAGCGCCTGAACATCGCCGTCCTCATCCTGCACCACAACCGCAAGGGCACTGGCGTCCCCGGCGACATGGACCAGATGCGCGGCGCCAGTTCGATTGTCGGCGCCGTGCGTGTTGGCCTGACGCTGACGCGGATGTCTGAGCAGGAGGCTGAAAGCCTGGAGATCGACCCCGACGCCCGGAAGTCCTACTTCCGCGTGGATGACGGCAAGCAGAACTACGGGCCGCAGGGGGAGCCGCAGTGGTATCACCTCAAGGGCTATCAGATCGTCAATGGCGAGATGGTGGCCGCTGCTACGCCCTGGGCGCCGCCGAAGCCCTTGGACGGGGTCACCAGGGCCGACATGATCAAGATACTGGAGGCTATTAAGGCGGTGCCTGCTGATGAGCGCAGGAAGGACCAGCGCAGCACTGGGTGGGCGGGGAATGTGGCCATGCAGCAGACCGGCTTGAGCGAGCAGAAAGTGAGCGCCGCCATCACGGCTCTCACCGAGAGCGGGGCTCTGGTGGTCGAGGATTTCAAAGATGCCCGAAGCCGAGACAAAAAGGCACTTGCCGTCAATGAGACCATCTTCCTACAAATCAAAAGAGATGGCCAAATCAGAACGAATATTGTGGAAGGAGAAGAGGCGAGCGGGGCTTGAGTGCGGGTGTGCCGCCACGCGAAGTTGTTTCGTCTCCAGTTGCTTTACCCCCCTAACCAGGGAGACTGGGGCCGGGGAAAATCCCCCCCTTTGGAAACCCCCCCTGGCCGGTGGCCCCCGGCCTCTGGGGGCGAGGAAGGCAGGAAAGCTAAGATGAAACAAACAAAGCTTGTTAGGAATAGATCCCTTAGCAGCATAGAGATTTAGCCGCGCCCCAGTTCATCAGTCGGGCGCTTCGCGCCCCCCCTCCGGGGGCTACGCGACTGACGAACTGAGCGCGGAGTATCACAGGAGAGATCGAGAGATGGGTTGGTATGAAGATGAGATGGCGAAGGCCAAGGCGGCGAAGCAGGCGGCGGTGTCGGACCTGAGTAAGCCCAAGCCCAAGCCGGCTCACGTTGTGACGCTGGAAGAGGCCCTGGGTGAGACGGTGCGACCGAAGCCTGAGCCGAAACCGGTGGCTTCTCCGAAGCCCGACAAGCAGGCAAAGAAGCTGGGCCTGGGCGTCCTGCCGGCCACTGATGCGTGGCTGATTTTTCGCACGGTGGAGGGCAACGATGGGATGCTGGTGGAAAATGTTCGCATTGCCCGTGGGCTCGACCTGAACAAGCAGGATGCGACCCGCGCTAAAGCCGCCAGGAATGGCCTGGAGGGGGAGCCCCGCGACTGGGACTATGACATCCCTTTGCTGGATCCGGGCAACCCCCAGGAGACGCCACAGCAGGCCTGGATGCGTTTTTTGCTGGGGTGGCAGTTTCGCCCGCAGGAACTGGTGGACGCGATGCGCGCAGCGGCTACCATAGAGGGGTTGGAGTACCTGCACATGCAGGCCAACCTTTATGAAGATGCGTGCAACCTGAAGAAGGACGATAAGGATGAGTTCTAATAGCGTGGCCGGCGAACGGCTCCTGAACATTATTGAACGCTACGAGCAACTTGAGACGGAAAAGGTCGCAATTGCTGATGCGCAAAAGGACGTGATGTTGGAGGCCAAATCGGCCGGGTTTGACGTGAAGGTGGTCCGCGAGGTGCTGAAGCGCCGCAAGGCCGGCGAGGCTGTGATCGACCAGTTTGAGATGCTGGTGCAGACCTACGAACAGGCATTGAAAGACGCCTGGAATACGACGCCGTTGGCGGCTGCGGCCCAGGATGGCGATGATGAGTGAGGAAGAACTGTGGCAAAAGCGTTTTGCGTGGCAAAAGCGTTTTGCGGAGCCTAAAGGCGATCAAGGCGCCTCTGGTGCCTTGGCGGCTGGCCTGCTGCGTGAGGCTGCCGACATCGTGGAGGGTGCCAGGAACGCCACCCACGGGGAAAAGGAGCGGTCCTTCGCGGCTATCGCCAGCCTGTGGAACGCCTACCTCGACATCCGCCGTGGCGGGCCGCGCCACGGGGTCTCGCCGCATGACGTGGCTGTCCTGATGGCACTGATGAAAATCGGCCGCAGTGAGCAGGGGCAGGCGATCAGAGATCACTATGTCGATGCCGCCGGCTACCTCGCTATTGCCGGCGAACTGGCGAAGGTGCCGGCCAAGTGACTAAGGTTAGCGCCTCGCACGAAACTGCAATTCAGCGACGTTATCACACGATAGCCAAGATTGTGCGGGTGGCGATGGAGGAAAACCGCTGCGACGATTTGTGCGCTGATCCCCAGGCGTGCGCTTGCCGAAAAATCGGCGTGCGGATGGCCACGACGTTCAAGTTTGAAAAGCGGGAGGCCGGCAGGCCTCCCGTCAAATGGTATCAGCCGACTACCGAGAAAATGCTGATGCTGCGCGCCTCCGGCAAACCCATTGACGCCATCGCTGCGGAAATCGGTAAAACTAGAAATCAGATTTACCATAAGCTGCGAAAGCTGGGCCGGCTACAACAGGGTGAGAGCGATGCTAATTTTGGGAATTGATCCCGGCGCCACCGGGGCCTTTGCCTGGGTGGATAGCGCGGGTGGCGGCGCTTTGATCGCTGTGATGGACATGCCAATGATGGAAGTGCGCGGGAAAAAGCGGGCTTCCATCTCCGGGGTATGCTCGCTGATGGCGATGCGACGAGTAGATTTGGTGATCATCGAGGCGGTCCACAGCATGCCGGGCCAGGGCGTGGCTAGCAGCTTTGCTTTTGGGTACGGCGCGGGCGCCCTGGAGGGGGGCGCCACAGCCCTGGGCTTGTCGGTGGAGCTAGTGCGTCCCGTCACGTGGAAGAAGGCCGCAGGCGCCCCCGCAGACAAAGGGGCGTGCCGGCAGATGTGCCAGCGCTATTGGCCTGGGGCCGCGGCGCTGTTTGCGCGGGCAAAAGACGACGGCCGCGCGGACGCGGCGCTGTTAGCCCGGTGGGCTGCTTTGCGCTAAAAAAAATCGCGGCGGCACACTTTTCTCCTTGCGCATGTGCCGTCGTGGGATTATGTAGGTGGGGTCAGGACGGTCCTGGCGAGCGATGGAGATGATGATGACCAACAACCAGATTGAGATCGTTGTTCGCCGCCTGCGTGAGATTGCTACTTCGCACGGTGGTTTGGCCGAGGCTGGCGCCTATGGTGGGCGCGTGCTTCCTGAGTTTGAACTCAGGCTGCACCGCGAACACGCCGCAGCTTACTCGGCTGCTGCTGACCATTTGCTGGAGACGGCGCGGTTCTTGGCGGAAGCGGGGAGCGATGCCTAACATTTTCACGCCCCTGCTGGTGATGGTCGCCTCTTTTGTGATCGGCTGGGTTCTGGCCGATCTGATCTGGGCGATCATCACCGTCTTCCTGCTGGCGCTCAGATAAAATTGCGCCGATTGCTTTTTTCCCCTTGATCTTGTCCCGCTGTGGCACTAGTTAGAGCGGGTCAGGACGGTCTGACAAACGATGGAGATGACGATGACCAACAACATTGACCGCTACAGCAACCTCGCTCTGGCCGACCGCTACGTGGCGCTCAAGGCCGAAGCCGACCGCATTGCCAAGCTGCTCGACGCGGCGAAGGCTGAAATCAAGGCCGTTGGCACCGAAATAGTGATCGGCGATCTGGCCGACGTGACTGTCAGCCTGAGCGAGCGCAACACCATCGACAGCGCGTTGGTGAAGCAGATCCTCACCGTCGAGCAGTTGAAGTCGGTGACCAAGGTTACCCTGGTCGAGACGATCCGCATCAAGGCGAAGGTCGCGGCCTAACAACAACAGCCCCCGTTGCAGCAATGCGGCGGGGGTTTTTTATTGAGGGTATAGAAAATGAGCACGTTGATTTACGATTGGGTTTCCACAGCAAAGCGAGGTGACTCCTTTGTGTATGCGGTAGGAGAAGTCGCTTACACGCGGGTGACCAACGCTGATGCTTTTCGGAAAGGCAGCTTTGTTGAGCCCGATGGAACTAAAATGGTCGAACAGGCTGGCGATGCGTGGAGGTTGTACGAGGGTGGCAAAATCACCTTGGTACAGCGACGGCTTGGGAACAACCTGTTTGAATACATTGCGCAGAGGCTGTGATTGATGACCCACGCAACCCCAGAGCGCCTGCGCGCGGTAATCACCGCGCTGCGGGCTACCGACACCGAAGTCATTGCCATCGCCGGCATCAGCCGGTCCACCCTGTACCGGTGGCTTCGGGGCGAGGCTCCGATCCACACGGGCATTCTGAAATTGCTCGAGTTGATGGTGATCACCGACGCGCAAACCACGCCCGCGTTACGCGCTTTCATGTGGGCGGAACCACCAGATGAGGAGGAGAGTGACGCATGTACACCGCAGGATTGATGCTGGCGGCGTTTGCCGCTGGCTTCTTGGCTTCCTGGCTTTGGAGCTGCTGGCTAGCGAGCCTGGATCAGGAAATTCAGGCCGACCTGAGCAATGCCTACAATCGGCTGCGTAGGAATAAAACAAATGACTGAATCGCTGGTGGAGATGTGGGGGTACTGGCTTCCCACCGGATCCGACGCATTCGACCCGAACCACCCAGGCCCGCAGATCGGTGCGACTTGGGTGGCAGTGCCGGCGCTGCCCATACGGCGCTCTGGCCTGGAGGCCCCCTGCTGGGTCACTAGGCCGGATGGCAAGCGGATGTGGGTAATCGACCGGACACCTAAGCCAGAGGCCCATAGCTCTTAACTGTCCAGGCAAAATTTTTTTGGTCAGCCCCTTCAATGGGGTTGACCATATGCCGCCTTGGCATTATTTAGCGGTTATCGCAATCGAGATAGAGGAGCCTTCAATGGCCTTCGTACCTTCCGCCCAGCAACAAGCCATTTTTGATTGGACCAGCATTGGGGCCGGCTCCGCTGTCATCGAGGCGGTTGCCGGATCGGGCAAAACCACCACGCTAATCAAGCTGCTGGAACGCACCAGCGGGCACGTTGCCTTCATGGCTTACAACAAGAAGATCGCGGACGAGATTGGCGCGAAGGTGGCTCCTCTGGGCTTGTCCGACCGGGTCAAGGTGGGCACCGTCCACAGCTTCGGTTTCAGCGCCATTCGCAAGGCTTTCCCCCGCGTTAAAGTGGATGGCAACAAGCTGAACCTGCTGGCCACCCGACTGATCGAGGATGAACAGTTCCACCCGGATCTGCGCGGCTTTGCCTTGAAGGCTGCCAGCATGGCCAAGCAAGTGGGCATTGGCGCGCTGACTGCCATCAGCGACAAGCGCGGCTGGTTTGATATGGTCGATCATCACGCGCTAGATGAGGCGCTGCCGGAAAGCAAGACGATGGGCCTGGA